ATAAAGTATCGTACAAGTTGTCTTCGACAGCTTCCTCAGTCAAACTGAATGCTAATGCAACAGTTTCGTGAGTATATCTAGCAGTGAAAGATTCTTGTGCAGTGTCAAATTGAACTGCTGCACCTTCTTGTTTTACTGCTGCTTCGCCGAATCCAACTAACATTACTTCTTCTTCAAAAGCTCTGTCACTTGCTTCATTGTCAAAAATTTCAGCATGCTCGTTCTCATAACGAGAATACTCCATACCGAACAAGGCGTTTAGGCCAGGTTCTAGCTCTTTCGCTAATTGGGCTCTATTAATCGCCATAATAACCTCCTATACGCCAGCTGTTCCAGTGCTAGAGCCTAATTGATGGTTATTGATCTTCACAACAAATACACTGTTATTCCCTGCTGCTGCAGTGGAAATTGTATTGCTTGGAGTTTCATAACCAGCAACGAGTCTAACCTGAAGGGTCGCTGTTGTTGTTGCTGAACTGGAATCTATTTCTACTCCAGATAGACCCGTAGTGGTACTACCAGAACCGAAAATGAGATTCGCATTTTCGTTGATGTTCGCGCCAGATAAACTTGAAGCAACTGAATCTTGTTGTACAACAAACATTTGATCAGGGTCATCTGCTACGAAAGCAATCGCATCACCAGGTGATAACGATGCTGGGAAGTAATTTTTAAACGTCGGTTTGCTTGTAGTTGGGTCTGTATAAAAACATCCCATAAATACTCCGCATGATGCATCACCAGCAGTAGCTACTTCAACTGTTCCGTCATTTTTGTATTTAACGGGGTCGCCAGTGAAGATCGCAGTGCTTTGGTTATCAGCAATAGAGTATTTAGTCGTTCCAGTTGTCCCACCTGGAGCCGAACCTACTTTAGCAATTGGACGTAAACCGAAAGCGGCATCTATATTAGCCATATCAGTCTCCTTTTACTTATTCAGAGACTAAAATCTTACTCATTAAGACTTTTTGCCTCCAAAAGTTACTCTGCTTTGCCTTTCCTGATGGATAGGCATGCTTGGATGCTCATCTTTATGCAGGTCATTTTTAATAGCGTCTGTCTTTTGATTAGTAAGATTTCTAAAATATTCATCTCGGTCCTCTTTCACCTCAATTGGACAACGCATCAAAGCTAACCCACCGATGCCAATTACACCTTTATACTTGCCGTCAGCGATAGATGGTAAATCCATTCTATCGGGATATTCATCTGCTTTCACAAATTCATACCCACTTCGTAGTCTACCAATGACATTTTTTTCATCAGCCATACCACGATACTCAAGTCGAACCCACCGATGGTGAAAACCTTCTGGTGGTTCTGGTGCTTCTAAATTTGACGGAGGAACCCATCCCCTCGGTCGAGCGTCCTTTTCACGGGTTTCTTGTTTGCGTGATAGGTTTTTTATTCCTTTAGTACTCATATTAAGCCTCCTTCACGTGTTTTGCGTACTCTTCAAGTGGCACACCAAGTTTTTTTGCGATAGCTACCTGTGAGGGTGTGAGTTTCACAGTGCGGCGGCCTGTTGCCGATGTTCTTACAGCAGAACCAACTTTTTGAGTTGGTCTTGCTTGACTTCCCTGTTGAGGGAAACTTTTTGCAATTCGTTTGTCAATTTCAGTATAGTATTCATCTGTCGTTGCGTCAAATCCTTCTTCTACTAATTCTTCATGCAAACCCATTGCGGCATAAGTCATAACTTTATTTTTACCAAACCAAGCGTTTCTACCAGCCCACTCTTCTGCTTTTGGATCTGGTTTTACTACAGCTTCTGCTTTTGCTTGATCTGCTGTTTGAGGAGCAGGTTGTTGTAATATTTCAGGCATTGGTTCACCTTGAAACTCTTGACCTTTTGTTCGCTCTCTCTTTGCTTTAGTTACATTTACACGTTCTTTTTCAATAGCTAATCTAGCTATTTCCTGTTGAGCTTCTACTTGCTTATTAATGTCGCCTGCTTGAACAGCAGCTTCCATTGCTCTTTTAGCAAAAGCTTCTTGTGTTACTAATTTATCTTCTATTTGTTTTATACTGTAATCATCTTTTTGAGCTCCAGTATTAACAGCATTTTTATATTTATCGTTTACGTTTTTAGCGTATTCTATTGCTGCTTGTTCTCTTCTTTCAGCCTCTCGCATTTTACGAGTTAACTTATCAATACGTCTTTTTACAGATTGAGAATAATCTTCAAGCTCTTCTTTTTTATCATCTGTTTCAACAATAGGAGCCTGCTCTACTTGTTCAACATTTACTTCTGACTCGTTACTTTTTAACTTATCATCTTCTTTTAACTCCACTTCGACTGGGTCTCCCGAAGTATCTATCGGGACCATTTTGTCATTTTGTGTTTGTTCTTGCATAGAGTTCTCCATGTTACATTATGTTAGCTGGCAATATGTCTCTAGGATCATCAACGAC